CAATTACTGGTCGTAAAATTAGTAACATCTATGAAGATAGAGCTACAGATGGCAAAATGAAAGGCAAAGCCGATTTAGCCAACGCTGCTATTGGACTAGGTGTTAATGGAAACCACTCTAACGATGCTGTTATTGTTCGTCAGTTCCACCTATGGGGTAGGAAAAATGATGTGGATACTGGAACTATCCATGACGCTTTCTTTACTAACATAGGAGACGCAACACCAGCACGAGACGCCCTCAGAACCATCTATGCAGATGCGCTTGACGGTGATACGATTAGGAATACGCTTAAAGAGATGCGAAGACAAGGCATGTCTAAGAAAGCGTATAACGAACTATTGGAAGAAGCTAAGAGTCGTGGACTCATAGACCCTCCAAATAAACTAACAAGACAAGACATACTAGAAACAATCAAAGATGGTTTTGACTGGTATGGTATCGGCCCATAAGTTGTACTTAGTGCTGATAAAGAAATTCAACGTGTCTGTGACACCCATATAACACTCAATTCAAGCTGTGCTTGGAAAGGATAGAAAAATGAGTAATGATAATCAAGTAGAAGAAAATGAAGTAGTAACCGAAGAAGTAACTGAGGCTCCTGTAGCTGAAGAAACAACTGAGGAAGTATCTAACCCTGTTAGTGATGTTGAGTCTCTCGTTGAAGAACGTTTGGCTAAGATGAAAGCTAATATGGATAGAATGTCTAAAGAGCGTGATGAAGCCCTCAAGATGAAAGCAGAAATGGAAGCCTCCGCAAAGGAAGCAACTATTGCTCGCATGAAAGAAGAAGGTAAAGTCCAAGAAGCTCTAGAGATGGAACTAGCGGAAGCTAAAGCTAAGATTGAAGTGTTTGAGAAAGAAACAACTAAATTGAAGCGTGATGGCGTATTAAACGATGCACTGTCTGCTATGGAATTCCGTAACGATAAATCTCGTGAGATGGCTCGTCAAGATATCTCAAACGAACTTGTTCAAGATGAAGAAGGCGCTTGGGTACACAAGTCTGGTTCAAAAATTCGTGATTATGTAGAAGCTTATGCTCAATCCGAAGACAACTCATTCCTGTTCCGTGTTAAGTCTAACACTGGTGCAGGTTCTGGTTCTCCTGCAGGAGCACCGTCAACCGATGTATCAAAGTCTATCTCTGATATGTCAACATCTGAAATCCTTGCTCTTGCAGCTAAGGGAAAACTTGGTAGCATTGGCTACTAACAATTTATACCTATACATTAAGGAATTAATACAATGGCAATCACAAACACTGATTTTCAAAACATCGCATTGGCTATCTCTGCTTACTCAGACGAAGCTTACACAACTGCTAAAAAGCTGAACGGCACAGGAATCGTTTCTGCTGACCAGCGCATCAACATGTCTGGTGAATCATTCATCGGCCAATTCCGTTGGTACAAACCACTTTCAGCAAACGTAAACGTTGCTTCTTTGTCAAGCGCCACTGATGGTACTTACACAAGCATCAACACAGACGTTGCTGACTTCGTGAAAACTCTCCGTACATTCGGTGCCGAGCAAGTTAACATGCAAGAAACCATCTCAAAGCAAGACGGTCTGGCCAAAATCGCTCGTGACTTCGCTGAAGTTCGCGCACAAGACGAGCATGACGCTCTGTTGGCAGTACTTAAAGGTGTTGCTCTGAACGAAGTTACCTTGGGTGACTTGGGTGGTGCAGGTAACGGTGGTGTTATTGCATTTGACACTGATGTAGACGCTGCTGCAACTGGTATGTTCTGTGACGTTAACGCTCTGGGTCTCCACGGCGCTGCTGCAACAGGTCCATCAGACGCTCGTAAATTGTTTGACTCATCTGCTGCTGGCGCTGCTCGCGGTGAGCGTTTGTTCCGTTCTATCGGTGCTGCGTTTAAAGACTATGAGCCAGATTTCATGTATCTCGTGACTTCACCAGAAGTTATGGCTGAAATGCGTGCTGCTAACCTGATTGACGAAACACTCGTAACTGACGGAAACCTTGAGTTCAACACAATCTTTGCTGGAAAATTCCGCTTGATTATGACTCGTGCAAACCAAATGATTTCTGGTGCTGCAACTGGTGACTTGAATGCAGAATCAACTAAATGTTCTTTCGTTATCAAACCAGGTTCTGTAGCTGCTGCTTCTATGCCTGTCCCAATGCCTGTTGAAGTAGACCGTAATGCGGCTTCTTACACTGGTGGTGGTTCAACTAACGTTTGGTATCGCTGGGGCTACGCAATGCACCCAATGGGTTATGACTGGGCTGGCTCAACTGCCGCTTTTGCTACTAACGCTCAATTGGGCGCTGCTGCTTCTTATGCACGTAAAATGGACGCATTGAACTTGGGCATCCTGCCTATCTTCCACGCTTAATATTAAAGGAGAGAACTAATGGCACTTGTACTCAATACAAACAGCTATGTTGCAATAGCAGACGCTGATACATACTTTGAGACTCGTATCGACAGTGCCAACTGGGAATCTGCCGAAGACGAACTCAAAGAGCAAGCATTAGTCACTGCCACTCAGATGGTAGATGAGAATGCATGGTTAGGTTCTGCTGTTAGTTCCTCCCAAGCCTTAGCATGGCCTCGTAAGAATGTTATCTACTACTCAAACAAGATGGGTCAGCAGATAAGCATTGCTAACGATGTCATACCAACTCAAGTAAAGATTGCTGTTTACGAACAAGCATTCCACTTGGTTAATAATGAAGACGTTCTCATGGGTCAAACACAGACCTATGAGAGCATCTCTATTGGTTCTATATCACTTTCAGATTCGAATGGTGATGTAACAAGAGTACCTAAGAAGCCAGCTGAAGCCCTTAAGCCAATCAAAGAGTTAATCCATCGTGGACGCTCTGGTGGCATGGGTGGTAACTGGTGGAGGGCTAATTAATGTCGTTAAGGTCTAAAATTTCATCTGCTGTAGATAAAGCTTTTGCTGCTGCAGGGGATTTAGTTCAGACTGCGACACTCTCTAATAAAACAGTACAGAGCTATGACTTTGGTGCTGGTACTACTAAATCAAAGAAAACAACTTCCTCAGTAAAAGTAATTTTATTGGATAAGAAGAACTCAAACGGCACTATAACAACTAGTGCAATCATGAAATCGGGAGTAGACTTAGATGTCTATGATACTCTAACTATAGGCAAGAAAGTCTATAGAATAGTAGATTCTTCTGATAATGATTTTGCTATTGAGTTTACTCTTGTAAGGGAGGAAAATTAATGTTCGATTTAGTTCTATCAGATATCGAAGAAGTGTTTGGTTCTGCTGCTTATAAAGCACACAAGTTAGAAACATTCCCCGCAAACTATCAGGGTATAAAGAATGGTATTAACGAGTATCTTACGGTTAGTGTGCTTCCAAGCAACAGTGAACATCATTCATATGGCGCTGGAAAAAAGATTAGTGGACTTGTTGCAATCAAAATATTCGTTCCTGCTGGTGAAGGCCAGAGACGTTTAATGGCTGTATCAGATATTCTGACGCCGCTATTAGATAGTAAGGTCTTAACAAATAAAACTAGGCTTGGAGCTTCTTATTTAAACGTAGAAGGGTTAGACTCTTCAAATTCATCGCTGTATTCAGCGACATATTTTATTCCATTTACGCTATACGGAGAATAACAAATGGCACATATTTCATCATTAGGTGCAGGTATCTATACATACCTTGACATCTTCACTGGCACTATTCCAGCTGGAACAGACACTGCATCAGAGTGTGCAGCATTGTTTGTCGGTGGAACTCCAGGAACGGCTGACGCTACTCACGTGCGTATGCCTTCTGTTCGTGAATTCCCATCAGTTGGTACACCAGCTAACATCGTAAACGTTCCTGTTTACGGTCAAGCAACATCTTCACAGGTTCAAGGTCAGGCCGATGCGCCTAACTTGGAACTTACTGTTAACTACGTTGCAGACGACATGACAGCGATTCACGCTCTTATCGGTCAACAGGTTGCATTTCGCTTCCTAATGACTGCTTCTGCATGTACACAAGACGAAGGCGCTGGAACTACTTTGGCTAAAGATAACACTGAATTCTATTTCATTGGTAAAATCGAAGCTATCTTGGTTAACCCAGCCCTGACAGACGCTACAACTGCGACTGTTACTTTGTCTGCACAGACAGACTTCTTTGGCCCTGCAACTATTGCGGCTAGCTAAAAGATTATGGGAGGCTCCTTCGGGAGTCTCTCAGACTTATAAGGACATTATTATGGATAAACCATTTAGTAAGTCTTTCGTTATGCGTACGACATTCCGTCATATGCGCCGTAGCGTAGACATTAGTATTAGAAAGTCATTCGAACGGTTCCAAGACTTTGACCAAGACTCAAAAGCTGGAAAAGAAATTATGGAGACTCTGTCTCTGTTGCATACTGTTCGTAAAATGCTTGACGACTTCCAAGCAGCAAATCCACATCTATTTACAGAAAAAGACAGGTTAGATACATGAAACATTTAGTTGGCAAGACAATGACACAAAAAGTCCCTTTTATGGGCGACGAAGTAGAAGTAATTAAATTGACAGTTGGTCAAATTCTTGATATGCAGAAGCTTATTAATGCTGCTACAAAATCAAAGAAAGAAGACGCACAACTTGGCTTGCTTCGTGATATCATCCGTACATCAGTTGTTGGTGCAGCTGAAATCAGTGATGAAGATTTTAACGGGTTTCCAATGTCAGAATTGAATACCCTTACAGAAGAAATTCTAGCTCTAAGCGGTATTGGTGGAACAGACGAGGGAAACTAACCGCATCTGAAGAGACATTCTATGAGATTGCTCATGAGCTACGTATGCCTGTGTATAAAATGATGGAAGAAATGCCCTATACAGAAATGTTAAAATGGGTTAACTACTTTAAACGTAGGCCAATAGGTTGGCGAGAAGACCAACGAACATTCTTATACTTACAGTCACAAGGTTATAAGGGTAAAGCAGAAGATGTGTTTAATACCCTTAGACAACTTAAAGAAAATATCCCTGCTGAAACTAAGTCTTTACCAAAGGGTAAGTTCTTAGATATGATGTTGAAAGCAAAAGGTGGTGACGACTCTGGTTGGTCACCTCCATGGCAAGGAGCAAAGAAATGAGCAAACCATTAATCTCTTTGGATAAGATTAATTTTAAAGCTGAAATGGAAAGGGTTGAACGCGAAGTATTAGACATCGCTGAAGCTGACATTGAAGGCAGAATGGACTATGCTGTAGATACTTTAAAGATAGTTACTCCTGTTGATACAGGTGAAGCTAGACGAGGTTGGAAAGACCTAAAAGTATTCAGACGAGGGCGCAAGCTAGTTGATGGATTCATTAAGAATGATGTAGAGCATATAACTGCATTAAATAATGGACATAGCAAACAAGCGCCAAGGTACTTTATAGAACAAGTGCTTTCAAAAATAGGTTTAATTACCCCTAATTAATATATCGCCCCTGATGGTGTTTCCGAAATACGGATTCTTCTCTCAGGGGCTTTTTTATTAGAATAGGAAATAATATGACAGGTGTAAATATTCGCGTAAACGCTAACACTAGACCAGCACAAGCTGAGTTAGGGCGTTTAAACAGGTCTCTAGGTAGCCTTGAAGCACAAGCTTCTAAAATCCAAAAGACATTCCGCAACGTAGGCTTAGCCATTTCTGGTGCCTTCGCTGCAACACAATTAACTAGAGGTTTAAACAGTGCTGCTGACTCTATTACCAACCTTAATAACAGACTTGCTCTTGTTGTTGGTAAAGGAGATGCTGCTGCTAAAACCCTCGATGCGCTATTTGTTGTAGCCGCAGATACTCGTAGTTCTATTGACCAATCAGCAGAGACATTCCAAAGGTTTGGTTTAGCTCTGAAAGATGCAGGTAAGAACTCTGACGACTTTTTAAAGATTACTAAGCTTGTTAACCAAGCAGCTATTCTATCATCTACTGGCCCTGAGTCTGCTAAAGCAGCTATCATCCAGTTAGGTCAGGGTTTGGCTTCTGGACAGCTTAGAGGACAAGAACTTAACTCAGTACTAGAACAGACTCCTCGACTAGCTAAGGCTATTGCTGACGGTATGGGTATCCCTTTTGGTAGCTTAAGAAAGGCTGCTGAAGATGGATTGCTTACTACTCAAACAGTGTTTGATGCTATCATTGACCAGTCTCAGACTCTAGGTGATGAGTTTAAATTAATGAATGCTACTGTTGGTGATTTAACCACAGTGTTGGGTAATGAATTTACTCGTGCCCTCGCTAAAGTAGATGGTGTTCTAGGATTTAGTGACAGAGCCAAAGAAACAATTATTAACTTAACCACAGCCTTTAGGTTTGTTGGTAAAAATGTTGATAGGTTTGCTTTAAACGTTAAGCTTGCTTACTTGATTGTTAAGTCACAAACACTTGACTTAGTACACAACATCAAAGAAGCCTTTAAAGGTTTATTCGCAACTAATTTTGATGCAAAACAATTTGTAGATAATCTTCTTAGTTCGGTAACTGGTGCAGCTGCTAAAGTATCTAAGAACATAAAAGACCAATTTACTCTAGAGTCTATTGCACTTAAGATTAATTTTGTTACTGAAAAGTTTGACTTAATATCTAACATGTTCCCTTCAGGGGATGGTTCTATACTAACGACTTTACAAACATTTGCTAAGAACATTATTGACATTTTCTATAACTTATGGGAACGCTTAGTAGGTAAATCTCTTTGGACAGGTATCTTTGACCCTGCTCACGAAGAGGGTGGTGCTACTGCTATTGGCAATATCTCGGCATTAAAGTCACTTATTGACCCAGTTGTTACTACACTTAAAAGTTGGGCAGATAAAGCTATTGAAGTATTCAAGAACTTGTGGAGCGGTATAACGTTCTGGTGGGGTACTTCTGTTGACTATGTAAAGAACCTTACATTTGGTGAAATTAAAACTCCTGACGCTAAAGGTGCTTTTGAGCAAGTCTTTAATGATGTATCTGGAATCTGGGATAAAACAACTAACTACGTCAAGACTGGTAAGTTTGAAATTACTGTACCTCCTAGTTTTGGTACTAATGTAAAAACAGCATTTGACAAAGTTACTGCTGATATGATTACTAAGTGGGATGATTTTGCTATCTACATTGGAGCAGAAACCAATCTACATGTACCTACATACTTGGAAATAGAAAGCAACTTCTTGCTAGCTGTTGATAACATGAAGCTGAAGTATGACGAGTTACTAAACAAGATTAAAGAGTCAGAAACACTTAAGCAAGCAAACACTAAATTAACTGCTTTAGATGAGCGCTTTAACGTCTCAAGTACTGTTAATAAAGCCACAGACACGGTTAAGGATTTTGTTCTTGAGTTTGATGCTGTTGGGTTTAAACAGTCTGTTATCGATGGCCTTGACTCTGTTAGACCAGACTTAGATGCGTTTAGAACCGCTTTTTCTGAAACTTCGCTTGTTATTGGTGCTGTTGAGCTTGGTAATCAAATTAAGCTTGATAGTACTCAGTTTATGGCTTCTATTAAAAGAGGGTTAGACGATGTTGAAGGTGCTTTAGGTATTGCTATATCTCTTGCGTTCTCTGCCGCTATTAGTAAAGCATTCCGTAGAAAGTCTATTACTTTAGCTATCGGTGGTGCATGGTTGTATGCTGCAAGTACTCTAGGGAACAGCTCTGCGTTCTTAGACTCTGTAACTAAAACCGCTAAGTCTTACACCGACTTGCTAGTCTATTCACTTACTGGTGAAGGTGACTTTGTAGGTAAAGTAGCTCTTGGTATTGTTAACTTGTTTAAAGCTGCAGGAGAAGGTATTGCAGATAGCTTACTTGGAGAAGGTTTCTTAGGAGACATATCTGCTCCATTTATCGCTGCATTACTCGCTGCTGGCTCTGCTGCTGTTATTAGCAAAAAGCTAAGAGACAAAATGAAAGTTGTTGGCTTAACTATGGCTAAGAACATCATTAGCAAAGGCTTCCAAGCATTAATGTTGTCTAAAATAGGTGAAGTATTCCTAGATATGGCTACTAGCCCAGCCTTAGATAAGAAAATTCGAAGCACAGGTAAGAGCCTTGGTACTAAACTACAAGCTGGTTTGATAGTTGGCTTAACTGTAGGTCTTGCTCTTGCTCTAGGTAATGTTATTGACAATGCTACAACGAAAGCTCAAAATGCTGCTAGCCGTTTACTTACTGGACAATCTCGTGATGAACAAGCAGAATCTAGAGCTGCAAAGTCTTTAGAAGCTTCTGACGGTAATGTTCTTGCACAAAACATCAAGAGTGGGTATATTGCTGTAGAAAACTTAAGTGCAGATACTCTTAAGAAAGTTTCAGACAAGCTTGATGGCACTACTAAGAAAATACTAGATATTAACATCTTTAATGGTGGTAAGTCTTCTCTAGAAATTGCTATTGACAAGCTAACTGCTGTTATGGATGAAAGAGGTATTGGTGGTGCTGCTCCAAGCAAGAAACAATTCGCTACTGGCGGTTATGTCTCTGGCGCTGGTACAGGTACCTCTGATGATATCCCTGCTATGTTGTCTAATGGCGAGTATGTCATTAAAGCATCTGCTGTTGATAAACTTGGCAAAGGTAAACTAGACTTGTTAAACCACGGTATACTTCCTAAGTTTAACACTGGTGGTCTAGTATCTGTTGCAAGTGGTAGACGAGAAATAAAAGACTCATTTGCCCGTGGTGATACTGATACTGCTATGCAAATCATTACTGTTCTCGAACAAGTAGGTAAACTAGATGAAGCTCTAGCAGGTCTTGAAGATGCAACTAGAGAACAAGCAGACGCTTTAATAAAAGAAGGCGGCAGCGGCGGCGGCGGTGAAACTACTGCTATACAAGACCGTGCTGCAAGTTCTGCTCAACAGTTTGCTTCTGCATTCCAACAATCCCTTTCTGCAGGTCTAATGTCTGGCGATTGGGAGGGTGCTTTAGAAGGGTTGCTCGATAGCTTTACTATGAGTGTTATTGATAACTTCACTTCAGGATTTACAGATGCGTTCCTCAACAACATAGACTTCGGTAAAATGTTTGAAGGAATCGGTGGAGCAGGTGGCTCTATGGGTGGATTAGGTGGACTTACTAGCTTATTCGGAGGCGGTGCCTCTGGTGGAGGTATGGGTGGCCTACTCTCTATGGGTATGAGCCTGTTTGGGTTCTCTCAAGGTGGTACAGTACCTAGTACTCCATATTCACAAGCTGGTAAAGACTCTGTCCCTGCTATGTTGATGCCTGGAGAGAAAGTTCTTTCTAAGAATGATGTTCGAAACATGGACAACAATAATTCAACTCAACAATCATTTAGCATTAATGTCCAAGGTGACGTCTCTAGGCAGACTCGCCAAGAAGTTATCAAGATGATTCCACAGATTACTAGTGGTGTTAACATGAATAACCGTGAACAAGGGCGTAGATAATGCATAAATGGAGCAAACTATTCACCAGAAAAGGTGGAAAGCTATACTGGAAAGCTGCTCGTGGTCGAAAGGCTGCGGGTAGTGAAGCTGGTACTAATCACGGTGATGGCTACAAGACAGTCAGAATTGACGGTAAAGCACATTATGTGCATCGCATTGTCAAGGAAATGTCTACAGGCAAGAAAGTCACTGGCGAAATAGACCACAAAAACAGGAAAAGAGCAGACAATAAACCGTCTAATCTCAAGAAAGTTACACGTTCTCAGAATAATTCCAACAGGAAGACATGGAAACGTAAAAAATAAGTAATTTAGGCATCCCTTCGGGGGTGTCTTTTTTATCAAAAACGGTACAAAAATGGCTAAAAATAGGCAAAAAATGCCAAAAAAGTGAGAAAATTGACGCATCTATATTAGAAAACCTCAAAAAGGAGATAGAACCATGAGACTTCTAATTATAGCAATCGCATCAGTATTCATCACTACAACAGCAAATGCAGCAATGTTTTGTGACAAACAACAAGCTCACAAAGTTGGCGCTGCAACAGCAGTCGGTATGACAGTCGTAATGGGTGTCGCAACAGTAGCAACCATGCCAATAACTGGACCTGGAATTGCTGCAGGTAGTACTGTAGGTATTGTACG